GTTTCTGCTTTCGTCCCGGGACCTGTTCTATCTGCTTGCCGCAGCATTCACATACTGATTTCCCACCAGTGGAAACCACCAGATTGCTTCGGCGGCAGAATGACTTGACTGTATTGACCGAAATGCCTGTTTGCTGTGCTATTTTACCGTATCCCAGACCGCCTCGGCGCAAAACGATAATCTGCCTTTTCTCATCGTCCGTCATATTGGACACCTCCTGAAATTTGCTCTCAGGAGTAATAGGACAAAAAAGCTATCGTTAAGAACTTATGACATAAAAAAAAAGACCTCCATCAGTTAGATTTTTAGGCCTAACTTTTTTTGGGGGTCGGTACACATCTTACAAAAGTCATTTTTCTATATATTTTTTGTAAACACTACATTAAAACTAATCTAGAAAATTGCAAAACATTTATAACAACTTCCCATGAAACAACATTTTCAATACTCCATTTTCTAGGTCCTTGATATTATAAATAGTATCCAAAATGTTGAACGTTTCATGTAAATTTCTTTTCGCAGTTTTCCATCCTGCACCATCAGTTATCCAAACAAAATTAACACCTTGACAACTTTTAACTTCTTCAGCAATCATTTTATAACTACGAGCGACCTCGTTTAGCTTTGAACCGCCGCTAGTATAGAAATTTGTTTCGATAACATAAATACTAGAAGGTATCTTAACTACAAAATCCCATCGCTTCGTAGACGTTCCCTCTGCAGAAATAGTAGACAGGTCAACGTCCCATTTTTGCTCGATATCAGTAAGATATATTTCCTTGTAGTATTCAACACCTGTCTGCTTGATATACTTTTCAAGGAGATTTTCCATTTGATGACCACCACGATTTTTTCTGCCATTGCTGTCAAGTCCTGTTTCAATACCGGTGCAATAATCGATGAGACTACCAATAATATGGTGACTCATAAGATCGAACAGACCTGTTTTACGCATAAAATACTGGTATTGAACAATGCTAAGGCTATCATCAAACTTTTTGAAATGATAATCACATGCTCCATTCTCGTCTTGACAATAAATTTCATATTCACGAACCGCGAGAAGGATGGGAATGCACTTCAGTGTTTCAGGATACTTAGAAACAATCATCGCAAACTCATTTTCAATGTCCTTAGAGCCAATAAGTGAATTAAGAATGTTAAGTTCTACTTTGATAGCATCAACGTGTTGGTACACCTTTGGAAAGTCAACATAATAGTCATATCCATTGATGGATTTACGAAACGTGCCAAGCCATGTATCAAAATTTCTCTTTACCATAGTCATATTATTAGTTCCCTTCGTAAATAACATTTTTCAACCTGTCCGCAGAAATTTTCAAATATTCTTCATTATTGTCAAAACCAATAAAACGTCGTTTTAATTTTTTTGCTATAACGCCTGTTGTTGATGAGCCTGTAAACGGATCGAGTACAAGCTGGTCAAGTTCCGTTGAAGCAAGTAAAATACGTTGCAAAAGATACTCTGGTTTCTGAGTCGGGTGTTTCCCAAACTGCTTTTCACTCCGCTTTGTAAGGCTTCCCGTCCACACATCCTTCATCTGCTTACCATCATTGATCTTTTTCATAAGTGCATAGTTAAAAAAATGATGTTCACCCTTTTCATTTTTGCACGCCCAAAGTACTGTTTCTGTTGAATGCGTAAAACAACGGCAAGCAAGATTTGGTGGCGGATTTGTTTTCTGCCATGTAATATTATTAAGGATACGATACCCTTCTTGTTCCAGCGCCATACCGACGGAATAAATATTATGTAAAGATCCACTAATCCATATTGTACCATTAAGTTTAAGTATACGCCTGCATAAATGAAGCCACCGGCGATTGAATCTATGCTTATCCATCAAACTCATAGTTGTATCCCATTTACCTTTATTAACAGATACCTGTTTCCCTCCAGAACAAGAAATACCTCCGCTCGACAAAAAGTATGGGGGATCCGCAAAGATCATGTCAATACTCTCTGATGGCAGTTTAGAAAGCAATTTGAATGTATCACCGTAAAAAAGTTGAGCCATATTATCTTCATAGAATGGAGTTTGTCGTGTTTTTAAAATTTTATCCATATTATCACCTGTCATTATATCGAATGTAATACGTGATTCGTCTCCATAATATTATATTTTTTCATGTCAATAATTCGTGATAATGACTTCTTCGCCAACTCTATGATCAGAATCACGATTGATGAGGCGTTTGACTTGGACAATTTGAGTATTATAGCCAACGTAAAGGTCGTGAATCAATTGTGTATTATGGTTTGTAAGCATACAATACACGCCTCGAGTAGACATTTTTTTAAACTGATCAGCAAGCCGAATGTGATCCTCTTTTGAAAAACCTTCCTTTGTATAATCCACAAAGGAATCTGCATTAATTGGCGCATAGGGCGAATCAAGGAAAACAAAGTCTCCTTCTTTCGACTGATTACAAATATTTTCAAAATCGGTGCAATGGATATCAACAACCTTCAGAAAATCAGCCACAGCAAGGAGGTTGTCATGGTCATAAGAATTACTCTTGCCCCCATTATATGGTACATTGAAACCACCTTTGGAATTACAACGATAAAGGCCATTGAAACAATGTTTATTTATAAACAGTAATAGTGCCGCCATTTCTGCATCATACTCTTGTCCCATAATCTTTTCATTGAATCTATTACGGGCCTCATAATAAATTTTCTTTCTTTCATCTTTATCTAGATCCGTTTTTTGAATAGCAATATCCAACACATCTATGTATTTCATTACCTCATTGGAATCAGTACAAATTTGTTTATATGTATTAATAAGAGCTGGGTTTATATCGTTAATGGTAGCTTCTTTGGGTTTTAGGTCAAAAAGCATTGCTCCACCACCGATAAATGGCTCATAATATCTATTAAATTTTTTTGGCATTCGTCCGTGAATATGTGAAAGCAGCTGTCTTTTACCACCTGCCCATTTCAGGAATGGTTTAATATCAGTATCTATCAAATAAAAACCTCCTAAATAAAAAATATCAATCAGTCAAAGTAATATATTACGTAAAATGCACTAAAAAGCAAGTCCTTTATTTGCTATTTAGCTTCTTTATAAACTCTGTACGAAAATAAAATGCATAGTTCTTATTAGATATATTTCGGCCATAGTGTTTGGAATAAATCGGATGGTATGGTTGGGAATCTTTACTTCTAACTTGAATATATTTCCCACTAGAGGTGTGAATACAACCATCAGGGTTTGTTTCTATATGATGCCTTAATTTTTCACAAATAGAATAATAGTCTTCTTGCCAAATCTGAAATAAGCCCGCATATTGTGGTAGCCTTAAATCTATATGGATGCTCGGCAAAAACATCCATTCTCCTGGATCTCCAATCTTGTTAACAGGCACATATAAAATATTCTTGATTTTTTCATATAAGTGAGTTTGTTCAAATGGTTTTTCTTCTATTAGCTCATCAATATGGCTACTAATTTGTGTAATACACACGGTTTCTAAAGGTTTTCCCGTTTCATCACATTTATTTGATTTCAATTCACCATCTTCAAAATCCAAATTGGTATTGGAATTATGTAATCCTAATGCTAATTCCAAAAGTTGACCTGTTCTTCCCTTATTGCGAGTAATTGTTTGTAAATCTTCCTGCGAAAAAAGGGTACTAAATTTTCTACACTCCAATTTTTGAAGTCGTTGATGAGCTTCTGCTAATTTCAATGTTATTTCCCCCTTGAATCAATTTGAGGAACAATGTCCCAAGTCATATTTCTACCTGAATAGTTCCAATATCGAATGTCTTGCTCTATAAAAAGCCATTTAATTGTCTTCAAAATATGTTCTACTGACAAACCGTTTTGGAAATGGATTTCTTGCATTTCACTTTCTAAAACATCATGGCATTCAAAAACCTTCAATAAAAGAGCATAAAGTTTCCGATACATATCTGGGTCTTTCTCTTTTTTTATTTCCAAGTCTTTTCCTATATCTGTGTGCTTAGGATAATTTCTTTTTCGCTCACCAGGATTTGCATAATTCATATCTTCAACACAAACTAAAAAATCAAATCCATTATGTAAGTTAGCTGGTCGTTGTAGGTAAACACGATTACCGCCATTTAACTTTTCAACATAATAGATGTATTTAGAAGCTTCATCACCTTTCCCGGTTCCTGGACTTTCTTGAAAAAACATATCAATAACACGTTTTCTTACTTCGTTTCTTGTACCTTCATTTGAAATTGTAACTGGTACAGCATGAATGTTTGACTGCATATATATCACCCCTTTTGAATTTTAAAAGTTAAATTTATTAAAAAAATAGTTACCAGTATAAAATTCATGGTAATTTTTTGTGTTAGAATTGGGTTCTCAAAAAAGTCCTCCCAACATAGCTTAAAATAAATTTTAACACATTCAATACTGTACGTATAGCCATCATTCTTAACAAAGTTAATTATCTAAGATAAGCCAATATAGAATCATCGTCCTATAACACATGTCTCAAATTCAAAATACTTTCATTTTTTCGTATGATTTCGCTTATATAATTTTGTTTTTTTATTCTATCTTTATGATGGCCTTTAACTCACATTCTATTGAAGAATAAAAAAAACCTGCCAAAGTGATGAAACTCCAGCAGGCCAATGGTATATATTTTTATTTTCGTAACTGCTTCAATGCTTCCTGCAGCCGATCCGGTATGGGAAGTCCCATCCGTGCGGCATTTTCTACAATGGAAAGTCCTTCATTGGATAGGTAGAACAAGATGGTGGCGGTCCGTAACGCACTGCCGGAACCGAGCATCGTCGCATCCAGCGTATGGGCCACACCGACGAGTACAAAAAGAAGCACCTTCCGGCAGATACCCATAAAGCCTATCTCGCTGGATAGCTGTCGCTTCCGGCAGGCACATAACACACCGGTGACATAATCCAGGCAGACAAACGTCAGCAGGGCATAAAGCAGATTGTCAAAGCCGCCGATGAACCAGCCCAGCCAGGCACCGACTGCCGCACACCCGATTCGTATTTCATTCCATGTCATTCGCATCACCCCGCCAGGGTAGCCTTGATTTCAAGATACTGATCCCCGTATTTTACATTATCGATAAACTGGATGTTGTACTTCTGCCCGCGGAACTTGATGAACCATGTTTCCGTGATGTCCGATCGGTACCGGATGACAAACGACACATCCTTTTCCAGATGGACTGCTGCGGCGAAAAAATACTGCCCGCCGTGGATATTGGTCACCTTGGCCCATGTACTGCCCTTGCTGACCAGGGTGCTGTCATAACCGCCCTGCCCGTCGGAGACATCTTCTTCCACCAACAGCTCGATCCGTTGCTTCATTTCCCCGATATCCATCAGAACACCTCATCCCGGTAGGAAAACAGCATGGCCCGCATGAGCTTGATCATGGCATCGAAGTCCGCCGTATCCCGGTTCTCATACAGATAGGCCACGCCATACAGAATGGCTGTCTTGATGTCCTCCGGCAATGTGGTGTAGTCGCTCAGCGGATGGCGCAGTACATTTTCCACCGTCGTCGTGGAGGACTGAATCAGACTGTCGATCAAAGCATCCTCCACATCATTATCAATACGCAGGTATAATTTGGCTTCATCCCGTGTTACTGCCATGCTGCCACCTTCTTTCTGTTATTTGCTGGCCTGTTTGAGCGTCTTGATGGCTTCCGGCAGAACAATTTTGGCATCGACACGCTGGGAGCCGAGAAAACCGACCTGACCGGTAACCGCGTATAATTCGTTCAAACGCTTAAAAGTGCGGCCCTGCCGGTCGGCAATCCAGTAGTAGGAAAAGTCACCGAACAGCACCGTCTTGGCATCGGCTGCCATCTGCGGCATATACCGGCTGGTGACGACCGGGCAGTTCAGGATCTTATCCGGCACATCGGCACTGACGGAAGGCTGCCAGATATACTGGCCCTGTGTATCCTTCAGCTTCCGGATGGCCTTGACGGTGCTTTCATGCAGCAGCAATGTAGCCGACTTGCGGTACGGTTCACGGAGCGAATAGTACAACTCAATCAAATCGTCAAAGGTAATCGCCGTAGCAGAGGCGGCAGTCGAGCCATCCGAAGCACCGGCGGCATCGACGAGGATGCCGGACGGACGATCTGTTCCGGTGCCGGTGAGGAAGGCTTCTTCTTCGGCATTGCCAAGCCTTCTGGCAAATTCCTGCGCCATATATCCTTCCAGGTCGAAGGCGGAATCGTTCAACAGCTCCTCGGATACCTTAACGAGCGTACCCAGTTTATGCGCCCCGATGGACACCTGACCGAAGGTGGTGTTGCTTTCCGTGTAGGCGGCTTCTTCATCCGTCCATGCGGCGGTTCCCTCGCTGGCAACGACCGGAATCTTATGGTCACCGCTGGCGGTCTGGATCACATGGGACAGGGAGCGCAGCACATTTTCCTCGGCAAGCATCTGGATCAGCGTCCGTTCGAATTCGTCCGGTACGAGGTAGCCGCCCTGGGGATCGGCCCCTTCCTTTAAGGTGTTCCGGATTTCCGGACGGGACTTGCCGCGCATACTGTCCCAAAAGGCGGGGGCATAGGCATCACTGAACCTGCCATGCTTAACATCCTGCTTTGCAGGCTTGTTCACAATAGCGGTTGAAGTCGGCTTGCTTAATTCGAGATCAATGGCAGCCTGCGTCTTCAGCCTGTCGATTTCCTTGCCCAGTGCCATGACATCGGCTTCCATCTTGTCATAGGTGGCAGCATCTTCGGTGGAAAGCGTGTCACCGGCTGTCTGCTTTTCATCCAGGAAGGCCTTGGCCTGCTCCCAGATATTGGCGCGTTTTTCCTGCAGTTCTAATAGTTTACTCATATTGGTACCTCCATTTAATGTGTTAAGAGCGACAGCCGCTGCTGCAGCGACGCTACGGATATATGTGATTCGGTTTTCATTCTTGATTTCTTGGCGATGGCCTTGTTCAATAATGCATTGGTGACCTGCCGCCGGGAAAAAGAATAGCTTTGTGCAGAAGCCATGTTGTTGGTATGGTTTGTATCGTTCGTCAGTACGGTATCGGCAAAACCAAGCTCGATTGCTTTTCCTGCATTCATCCAGGTCTCGGCATCCATCAGATGGGATAGCTGGGTGCGGGAGAGTCCGGTCTTTAATTCATACGCATTGATAATAGATTCCTTGACCTCGGATAACATAGAGATGGCTCGTTCCATTTCATCGGTATCGCCCATGGCGATCGTGAACGGATTGTGGATCATCATCAATGCAGTCGGTGCCATATTGACGCTCGTGCCTGCCATGGCAATCACGGAGGCAGCCGAAGCCGCAATCCCGTCAATGTTGACGTGGACCTGTCCGGCATAATCCATCAGCATGGCATAGATCTGGCTGGCTGCTACGCAGTCGCCGCCGGGCGAGTTCAGCCACAAGGTGACATTGCCCTGTCCGGATGTCAGCTCGTTTTTAAACAGCTTCGGCGTTATCTCGTCATCAAACCAGCTTTCCTCGGCAATGGTACCGTCAATGGTAAGGATGCGTCCGGCATCATTGGCGGTATTCCAGTTCCAGAATTTCTTCATTGGTTTTTTCCCTCGCTTTCGGTATAAAATTTTCCTGCCTGATCCAGCGGCAGCATATTGCCGTTGACCAGATACGCATCGCCGCCCTGTTCGGCAGGGATGCGGTTCATATCCTCAAGCTCCCGGATGTCGTTGGCGGAGAGCCAGCCGTTCTGCCTGCCGATCGCATAGCCGTTCATGCGGCTCTGGTAGTCGCCGCGCAGCAGACCGTCCACATTAAACTTCGTAAAGACCTGCGAGCGTTCCGACGGTAGCACCAACTGCTGATTCATGGCCTGCTCCCAGCGGACACACCAGGGATTCAAGGTATATTTGACAAATTCCAGCGACTGCTGCTCGATATTGGAGAAGGTGGACTTTTCCAGATCTCCGACCATATGCGGCGGTACCCGGAAGATACGGGCGATTTCGTCGATCTGGAACTTTCGTGTTTCGAGGAACTGCGCCTGATCCGGCGGGATGGATAGCTGCTGGAAGGTCATGCCTTCCTCCAACACGGCTACATTGTGCCGGTTCGTGCCGGAAAATTGGGCATGCCAGCTTTCCCGCAGCTTGACCGGATCCTTCAC